GATGTGGAGTACAAAGTACCCCGCACAGTGGTTCGTCCAGAACTACAGAAGGATCTAGGCGTCTATAAGGACACTGTAGAGCCTGTTAAAGACGATTTAGAGATGGGTGCTGGCACAAATGCTGGTTCTATCACCTATGAGCCTGCAAAACGTGCTGCACAGCTTATGGAAAAGAAGATGCACGATCAGCTAGAGGAAACTAACGCCTCTAAGCACCTACGGTCCATGGCTTTTGAATGCGCCTTGTTTGGTACAGGCATTCTTAAAGGCCCTTTTGCATTCGACAAAGAATATCCACGCTGGGACGAAGAGGGCAACTATGATCCTCTATACGAGACAATCCCAAAGGTAGAATATGTTTCTATGTGGGATATGTACCCTGATCCGTCGGCTCGTAACATGGCAGAGGCCGAATACACCATTCAGCGTCACCGTCTCAACAAGACGCAGATGCGTGGCCTTAAAAAGCGTCCGCATTTCCGTACTGAAAGCATTGAGATTGCCCTAGAGTATGGCCCACAATATCAACGAGAATACTGGGAGAATACGCTAGAAGATGGTGTTAACTCCGATGATGTAGATCGTTACGAGGTTCTAGAGTACTGGGGAATTATTGATGCGGAGTTAGCGGAAGAAGCTGACATTGATATTCCAAGCAATCTGCAGGATCTGGATGAAATCCAAGTCAACGTGTGGATCTGTAATGGACAAATCCTGCGTCTGGTAATGAACCCCTTCACACCAAGCCGTATTCCCTACTCTGCCGTCCCTTACGAACTAAACCCTTATGGTTTCTTCGGAGTTGGTGTCGCAGAGAACATGGAAGACACCCAGCTTCTTATGAACGGCTTTATGCGGCTCAGTGTGGATAATGCTGCTTTGTCTGGAAATCTTCTTATTGAGATTGACGAGACTAACCTAGTCCCAGGGCAAGACCTTTCAGTGTATCCTGGCAAAGTGTTCCGTCGCCAAGCAGGTGCGCCAGGTCAAGCCATCTTCGGCACTAAGTTCCCAAATGTTTCTAATGAACTATTGATGATGTTCGACAAGGCACGTCAGCTTTCGGATGAAAGCACAGGCATTCCTTCGTATAGCCACGGTGCCACAGGCGTCATGGGTGTAGGACGTACCGCTTCAGGTATGTCTATGTTGATGGGAGCGGCTGCACAGAACATTAAAGCTGTTGTACGCAACATCGATGACTACTTGCTGACACCCCTGGGCAAAGCTCTTTTTGCTTTCAACATGCAATTCAACTTCGACAAACAGTTCACCAATGGTGATCTTGAAGTAAAAGCTCGTGGCACTGAAAGCCTAATGCGTAACGAGATCCGCAGTCAGCGTTTGCTACAGTTTATGCAGATGACTGCTAACCAGCAAATGGCTCCATTTGTTAAATACGATTATGTCCTGCGTGAGCTTGCTGCGTCTATGGATCTTGATGAAGATAAGATCCTCAATGACCAACGAGAAGCCATTCTACAGGCTAAGATGATGGCAGACATTCAAGCAATGATGCCACAGCAGCCACAGGCCCCTCAACAGGGCGCTGAAGGCGGTGCGCCTAACCCACAAGACCCTACAGGCAACGGTGGCGGTAATATCGCCCCAGGAGCGGCTCCAGAGCCAGGTGCTGAAGGATTTACGGGTGCAGGTGGCGGAGACAATGGTGGACAACCACCAGCGCCACAGCAGCCTCCCGCAGGAGTACCACCTCAGTAATGGATAAAGAATTTTATCGCAGTCTTTTACTACTGGCTAACGACAAGGCGAACTTAGACAAACTTCAAGAGTACGCCCTGGCCCGCATTAATATGCATCGTGACCATCTTGAAAAAGAAAAAGACCCTCACCGCATTTTAGAAATCCAAGGCGCTATTGCGGAACTTCGTCGCTTTAAGACGCTTCGTGACGAAGTACTAAAAGGAGCAGAATAATGGCTGGCAGTAGAACAAAAGTTGCGGGTGTTAAGACACGAAACGGTAAGCCGTTATGGAAAAGCGAAGACGATTACGAACCCTACTCAGAGAAGACGGGTACGTTTGAATACGGTGATGGCTACATTGTAACGCCTACTATCGATCCTGAGACAGGCGGTCCTTACAAAATAGATGATCTTCTAGATCAATACGAAAAAGACGGCCCTTACGATCTGTATACAGGTGAAAAGCTGCCTGTCTTTGAAGACATAGATACCGCTGACAGTTACGCAAAGTGGCGGTCTGATAACATTTTAAACTTTGATATTACGGATGAAGAGTTCTTCACGGGTGAAAGCGGAACTTATTCTAAGCAAGATGGTTCTGAAATTACATTAGCTGACCGCAAGCAAGACATGATCGATTACGCAGCGGGCGCAAGAGACAGCGTGTACGGTTTTCTAGGAATACCTACTGATGAAGACGAAGGCTCTGGTATGTCGCTGGGCGGTTTAGCTGTTGCTCGAAAAGGCATTGGGACACAGGAAGGTGAAGACATGGCTAATAAGAAATTCCAAATGGATGATAACAAAGCGGACCTTAATGATGATGGCTCGTTGTCATCTTACGAAAAGGCTCGTGGCGAAGCTGTGCAGAAAGCCATGGCGGACGATCCAGAGCAAGATGAAAAATACGCACATGGTGGAATGCCTTGCGGAATGGACGAAGGCCTAATGGTTGATCCTGTTTCTGGTAATGACATTCCTATTGGTAGCACGGCTGAAAACGTCCGTGACGATATTGAAATTATGATTTCTGAAGGTGAGTACGTTCTCCCTGCAGATGTAGTTAAGTGGCACGGCCTAAAACATATCATGGATATGGAAGCCGAAGCTAAGATGGGCCTCATGGGAATGTATGGAATGGGGCTTATCAAGTATACTGATCAGGAAACTGACGGTGAAGTGGACGAGGCAGAAGAAGCTACCGAAACCCCTGAAGGGAATGAAGTGGAGGTAGCATCTGTGGAGGTTTCTGAAGAAGAACCCGAAGTCAATGAAACTGAAGATTATCAGGACAGTGAATACGGCACAAAGACTTCGTCGTATGGGATGGTGAAAAAGCCGAAAGTGGCCTTCATCTCCTAAATTATTGGGCTACCCGTATACGGCCCCCAAGGAAAAATCATGGCACGATATAAACGTATGGAAGAGGCAGATACAGATCTGTCTTACAGTGAAGAACTGTCTAAAGAGCAGCAAGTGGCTCAAGACGGACCTGAACCGAAGGATGGCGAAGAAGCTTCCTTTAAAAAACGCTACGGCGATTTGCGGCGGCATACTCAACAGCAAATGCTTCAGAAGGATCAGGAACTAGAAAACCTTAAAAAGCAGCTAGAAACAGCAGCCAAAGGTCAGATTAAGTTTCCAAAGACTGACGAAGAGATTGATAGGTGGTCACAGAAGTATCCTGATGTTGCAAAGATCGTAGATACTATTGCACGTAAGCGGGCAAACGAAGCACTTGAAGAAGGCGAAAAGCGTTTAGGCCATCTTAAAAACTTAGAGACTAAGCTTAACCGAAAAGAAGCTGAACAGCAGCTTATGAAGATGCATCCAGACTTTGGAGAAATTCGACAGGATGCTGCCTTTCATGAATGGGTCGCTTTGCAGCCTACTTACATTCAAGATGCTTTGTACAAGAACAACACTGATGCTGTAGCGGCTTCTCGTGCGATTGATTTGTACAAAGCAGATAAGGGTAAGAAGCGGAGTACCTCTAAGTCTGCGGCACAGTCTGTAGGGCGAACATCCCCCACAAGCCCAACACCCACAGGTGGTCGTGCTAAGTTCTCAGAAAGCCAAGTACAGGCCATGTCTGATCGTGAATACGAAAAGAACGAAGAGGCTATTCTAGAAGCTATGCGTACAAATTCATTTGTGTACGACGTTTCTGGCGCAGCACGATAAAAAAAGGCCAACAGTAGATATAAAGACCATTTACTGTTGGCTTTAAAAGTGTTATAATTATTGTAATGAACAACCTTTTCTGAGCTTTTTATTGAAAGCTGAGATGAGATTGTTTCTTCAATCTCTAACAGGATCTAGGGCCTCTATTAAGACTACCCCTCGAAATCCTTTTATCCAGAAGAAATGAGACAATAAGTCCACCAGTACAGGTAGGCCCGTGTATACGGCAGTATATACGCACCCTAACATTAGTACTGCCACTCAACTGTTATCTTCTGTGTTCTGTCCGAAGCGAAAGCTTCCAGCCATTTCACAAAGGAGAAACAAAATGGCATTTCCAGTAGCATCAGGTTATGGCAACCTGCCCAATGGTAACTTTTCACCAATCATCTACTCAAAAAAGGTACAAAAAGCCTTTAGAAACAGTTCAGTAGTAGAAGATATTACAAACACAGACTATGCTGGCGAAATCGCCAACATGGGCGACAGTGTTAAAATCATCAAAGAACCTGAAATCACTATCAATTCTTATGCTCGTGGCACTACGCTTGCGACACAAAATATCACAGATGCTGATTTCACAATGATCGTTGATCAGGCCAACTACTTTCAGTTCGCACTCGACGACATTGAAGAAGCACACTCTTAATTTGTGGGAGCTTTTGGGAGTAATCCCAATCGAAAAACTAGGTGAATTGTCTGGGACACCCTAACGTAAAGACGAGGGCAATCAGCAGCCAAGCCTCGAAAGAGGAAGGTTCAACGACCATCCAGAAATGGAGTAGGGCCAAGTGGCCCGAAGCGCCTAGCCCCTAATCAATGGTATTAGGGTGATGATATGGTCTCCTCTGCATAGAAATATGCAGCAGTTCATAAGAGAACGGGCAAGTAATTAACGCAACTTGTTGAAGATTGGCACGTAAACTTTATCGACCTGGCAACAGACCGTGCTGGTTTCAAACTGCGTGACGCATTTGACCAAGACGTTCTGGGCTACATGTCCGGTTACACATGGAGCGGTTCTGCATGGGTTGCTCGTACAGCCGCTGCAGGTACTAAATCAAATGCAGCAGCAGGCGTAGACGAATTGCTGGCAGCTAACAAGCTGACACAAGGTGCCTTCGGTGGTTCCACTGCAGCTAACTCCATTCCTGTAACTGCAGGTGGTGGTGCTGGTGCTTTGACTTCGCCTTTGGCTGTTCTGAACCGCATGGCTCGTCTTATGGACGCAGCTAACGTGGACACAGATGGTCGCTGGATCGTTGTAGACCCTGTCTTCAAAGAGATCCTGATGGACGAAGATGCGAAGCTGGTTAACGCTGACTTCGGTGGCGATGCAGAAGTACGCAATGGTCGCCTTCCAGGCACCATCCGTGGCTTCCGTGTATATCAGTCCAACAACCTTCCTTACAAAGGTACAGGTTCTGGTACATCTGCCGCTGCAGGTTCTGCAGCTAACTACGGTGTTCTGGTCGCAGGCCATGACTCCTCAGTAGCAGTAGCTGACCAAATTGCGAAAACTGAGAGCTTCCGCTCACCAGAAACATTCGCAGACATTGTTCGTGGCATGCAGTTGTACGGTCGGAAGATTCTCCGCCCAGAAGGCTTGATCACAGCAAACTACAACTTGGCCTAATGGTTAAGCGGGGGCAGGGCAACTTGCCCCCTTACCACTTTTTAGGGGTTTAAAATGCCATCTACATACATAGATCTTTGCAACCAAGTATTGCGCCGTCTCAATGAAGTTGAGATTGCTGTAGGTGACTTCCCAAACGTGCGTGGCGTTCAGGCGCTTGTTAAAGATGCTGTTAAGGCTTCTATCGCACAAGTTAATCAAGCAGAATATGAGTGGCCCTTTAATGCGGCAGAACACACAGAAACGCTTGTTGTTGGGCAAAGTGAATACACCTGGCCCACCTATTTTAAAGTTTCCGATTGGAATAGCTTCCAATTACAAAAGAATGAAGCGTTAGGCGTCGGCTACAAAGCTTTGAAGCCTATTGATCGTGACACCTGGTACTCGCAGCATCGTGACGCAGACTACGAAGCAGGCAGCGCAGGGCGTGGGGTTCCAGAGATGATCTTCCAGGGTCATGGTAATGGTTTTGGCGTTACGCCATCTCCTGATAAAGCCTACTCAATTCGCTTTAGATATTACCAAAATTATTCAGATTTAATTAACCACGACGATGTAACTCGTATTCCTGAAAGCTTTGATACCGTCATCATCGATGGCGCTTTGTATCACCTTTATATGTTCAAAGATAATATCGAAAGTTCCCAGGCTGCGTTTATGACATTTGAGCGTGGGATTAAAAATTTACAGTCTTTGTACATTAACAACTTTGAGTACATCTCAGACACTAGAGTGAGGTTTTAATGCCTGACCGTATTGAGAGTTATAAGGTCATCTGCGGAGGTGGCCTTAACTCTAACGAAAACCATCTAGATCTATCAGACAATGCTGCAGGCGCTGCAACACGGTTGGTAAACTATGAGCCTTCTTTGTACGGTGGGTATCGTAGGATTGAGGGCTATGAAGCTTTCTCAAGCTCTTATCCTGAAGTCGATGATGTGGATAACCCAGGATCTGCCGAAGGTAAGGTTCTAGGGATAGCTATCTTTAAAGATGACGTTACAAATACCACTAAAATACTTGCTGCTAGAAAAGACGTAGGCGCTACAACATACAGCTTCTACCACTACACGCCACTAATAGGCTGGAGAAAGTATACTCTAGATCATGGCGTGACCCGAAACACTACTGATGGTGTTAGGACAGTAGATACGCTTCGTCATGTTACATTTAACTTTGGTGCAGGAAACAATATTTGTTTTGTGGACGGCGTTAATCCTGCCATTGTCTTTGATGGATCTCATTGGGAGCAGCTTACTTCCTCTGGAGCAGGGACTAGCCCAAGTGACTCTGGTCATACTAGCCAAACGGGTGGCGGGGATCAGTGTCTAAACGCCCCTTCTCTTGTAGACGTATTTGAAAACCATTTATTCTTATCTGGAGATCGCACGGCACAGGCGGCAGTAGCGCACTCTGCTCCTCGTGATCCTTTTGATTTTACCGTAGCAAACGGCGCTGGGCAAATAGCTGTTGGTTTTGATGTTGTTCAGATTAAACCCTTCCGTGATAACTTATTTGTTTTTGGTAATAATGGTATCAAGAAAGTAATAGCTGATTTAACAAGTGGTTTTGTTTTAGCACAAGTTACAGCTAACGTAGGTTGCGTTGCGGCAGACAGTGTACTGGAAATTGGTGGTGACCTAATATTCTTAGCACCCGACGGCTTCCGTCCTGTTGCGGGTACATCCCGTATTGGTGACGTTGAACTTGAAACAATTTCTAAATCCATACAAGCAACTCTTGTGGATGTTATCCGTAACCGTGATCTAAGCACTCTTAGAGGTGTTGTTATTAGATCTAAGTCCCAGGTTAGATACTTTGTCGGAGACGACAGCATAGACGTTCCTAGTAGCTTTGGCATGATTGGTGGTCTTACCGATAGTCAAGGTGGCATAAGTTGGGAGTTTGGGGAGCTTGTCGGCATCCGTGCTTCATGCACAGCTTCTGAGTATATCGGAACAGAAGAGTTTGTTTTGCACGGAGACTACGACGGTAAGATCTATCGCCAGGAAAAAGGCACATCCTTTAATGGCGAAGACATCGTAGGTATTTATTCTACTCCGTATCTAGACTTCGGTGAGACCGAAGAACGAAAGTATATTCGTAAAATTAACACATTTGTACGTGCCGAAGGCCCTATGGAAATGAACCTTTCCTTGGCGTTTGATTGGGGTGACTACAACACCGCAAGGCCTTCAACATACACGCAAGCAAGCCAAGGTGGTCCTACAGTTTATGGTGGTCGTTCTATTACCTACGGATCACCCAATGTACTTTATGGCGGCTCATCTAAGCCAGTTATGACTTCAGATGTACAAGGTTCAGGATTTTCAGTTCGGGCTACCTACGTGACCGTAGGACAGACGGAACCGTTCTCTATCCAAGGTATCGTATTTGAACATTCCGTTGCAGGGAGAAGATAGACAATGGCAGGTTACACACGCCAAAGTATTGCTGACATTATTAACGGGGCAGATATCACTGCACCGCCAGTTAATGCGGAATTTAACCAAATTACTGCAGCGTTTAATGGCGCTACAGGTCACAGCCACGATGGATCTACAGGCAATGCACCTAAGATTGATCTAGCTACATCCGTCAGTGGATACCTTCCTGCCGTGCATGGTGGTATTGGTGGCAAGAATAACTTTGCTGCTACAACCAATCCTCTGGCTACAGATGATGCTGGTGATGGCTATGCTCCAGGCTCCATGTGGGAAAACACCACAACAGGTCGTGTATTCATCTGTGTGGGGAATACCGCCAACGCAGCCGTTTGGCGTGAACTGGTACAGGTTCAAACAGCCAACAAGATTATACCTGAAGCTACAGATACTGTGGACCTTGGTGAGCCTTCTACACGCTTCCAAGACCTATGGCTGTCAGGCGGATTGTCTGCATTCGGCAATGGATCACTAGGCGGTACTCTGACGGTTACAGGCGCTACTGCACTATCTTCTACTCTTGCAGTAACAGGTACATCTACCTTCACAGGTGCTATCACTTCTGCGGCTATCAGTGCTACGACAGTATCTGCTTCTGGCGGCTTTACTGGTGATCTTACAGGAGATGTTACGGGTGACCTTACAGGCGACGTAACTGGCAATGTAACAGGTGATCTCACAGGCGATGTTACTGGGGACATTACGTCTTCGGGTACTGCTACCTTTAACAACCTAGCCGCTACAGGCACCACTACAATCACATCAGGTGATATTAACTCTGGTGCGATGGACGGCACTACTATCGGTGCATCTACTCCTGCTGCTGGTACGTTCACTAACCTGACAGCCAATACAAGCCTCACAGCAGCTACAGCCGACATTAACGGTGGTACAGTAGATAACGCTACAATCGGTGCTACAACACCGTCTACAGGTGCGTTCACAACCATCTCTACATCTGGTCAGGCTACACTAGCATCTGCTGACATTAACGGCGGCTCTATTGATGGCGCTACTATCGGTGCTACCAGCCATACGTCGGGTAAGTTTAGCACGTTGCAGTCTACAGGTAATGCAACACTGGCTACTGCTGACATCAATGGCGGTACTATCGACGGTACAGCTATTGGCTCAACTACAGCATCTTCTGGTGCGTTCACTACAGTATCAGCCACAGGTGGTATCACAGGTGATCTTACTGGCGATGTAACAGGTAACGTAACTGGTAATGTTACTGGCGCAATCACAGGCAACGTCACAGGTAATCTAACAGGTAACGTAACTTCCAGCGGTACATCCATATTTAACAACGTAACTATCGACGGTACGTTGAACATGAATGCGGGTACAACTGCTACCATTACTAACCTGTCTGCGCCAACAAACGATAATGATGCAGCACGAAAAATAGACGTTGATAACGCTGTAGCTAATCTAGTTGATAGTGCTCCGGGTACACTAGACACACTCAATGAACTAGCGGCTGCGCTGGGTGATGATGCAGACTTCTCCACAACGATCACAAACAGCATTGCGACTAAGCTGCCTCTAGCTGGCGGCACTATGACAGGTGCAATAGCCATGTCTGCTAACAAGATTACTGGTGTAGGTGATCCAACAGCGGCACAGGATGTTTCCAGTAAGGCTTATACTGATCAGCAGGACGCTCTACAGGTTACTAAGTCTGGTGATAGCATGTCTGGCAACCTTGCAATGGGTTCCAACAACATCACTGGCTTGGCTACTCCGACTGCCAATGACCATGCTGTAAACAAATCTTATGCTGATAATATTCTTGGATCAGCGACAGCGGCGGCGACTTCCGCTTCCAATGCTGCAACCTCAGAAAGCAATGCTGCTACAAGCGAAACAAACGCAGCTAACTCAGCTACAGCGGCGGCGGGTTCAGCTACTTCTGCGGCGGAATCATATGATGACTTCGATGACCGCTACTTGGGCGCTAAGTCTTCTGCCCCTACGTTGGACAATGACGGTGATGCACTTATCGTTGGTGCTTTGTACTTTAATAGCACAACTAACATTATGAACGTATATGGTTCTGGTGGATGGCAGTCTGCTGGTTCTGCTGTAAACGGTACATCTGATCGTAATACCTACACTGCTACCGCAGGTCAGACAGTCTTCGCTGCTACCTATGATACTGGCTATGTAGATGTGTACCTCAACGGTGTTAAACTTGTAGCTGGTACAGACTTTACTGCCACCAATGGTACAAGCATTACACTTGCTACA